GAAAGTTCTTTGATATTTCTGCTCCGCCAGTATGTCCCATCAAAGCTTCACCAGCATGCTTAGCTAAAGCAGACATAAAATAGCCTGCCCCTGACCTTCAACTTCCCAATGTAAGTTGAATTTCTAAGTAGTTACCTACTATCTAACCTTTCTCGGCCAAAAAAGTTATTCAAGAATGGGGTCCTGGCGAGGAAAGAAAAGCATGGGATTTAGAAGATGGACCTACACTATCTCAAGTAGAAGATGAAGATGAACAAGAACGCTTAGAAAGAGCTTTAAGAAATTATAAACCCCTTTGATTTGATTCAGACGAAGATGAAAAAGAAGGCGGGTGTCCTGAGAGACCTATGGGTGAAGATTTTGATGTGTCTTTTGCTGATAGATATGATTTCCCAGACTGAAATGAAAATTATCAGCCATAACAGAATCATTTTTCATGGAAAAGTCTCAAGGTACAGGAGAATATTGTGGCTGGCAGTTTATAATAATTGTCCTAGTGTGTAATTAATCCATTTTATGACTTTTTCGTTTCTGTGCCTCTAATTAACTGAATAATTTCAGGGTTACTTTTCTTCGTCCGTTCTGGTGGAAATATTTTCTAGTTTTTGAAAGGATTTTTCATAACCATGATCACATCTTCAACTCCAGTCGTGGTGAATGTTTAATGACGGTTCTTATGAGAGAAACCTTAAGTGACTGAGGCTAAGTTGTTCGATCTATATGATGCCGCCTCTCGTCCTTGGGTGTAGAGTAAGTAGGACATAGATGCTAACCTGAATAAATCTAAGATCTTTTACCATGTATAGACTCAGTAATTTGTAGCTGAATCTACCTGCAGGTTAAATCCTTCTTTTGTGAATCACAGTTGTAGTGCTGGTATTGTTTACTCTAGAGAGGAATGTGATAACAGTTTATAATGGTCTCATGGTGGGCACCCTAATTGTAGGAGCCTAATAGATAAGCTCTATGTTTGAAATATGAACGACGTGGTAAGAAAGAATGGTATTATTCTGGACGTAGGAAGTAAATTTAAGCAATTTTTCAAGCTCATGAGTAGAAGAGCCGCACCTGGTTAGAATATCTAACCTTTAGTCTTCAATCATCCTTTCTTAAACGATTCTTAGATTTTGGGCCCTCTTCCAGGAAGTTATGTTGCAATCCGTCCTAATTTGTCTGAATATGATCAAATTTATTTTAATAATAATTCGGATTGCTTGAACAACACTTACAATGTTTAGTGCATCTTAGTCTGTGATACCCTTTAGAATTTCTGTAACGACTTCAAATACAGAGCATTGAGATAGGCACTGAATTATAATCTTGAGGATTTCCATTACTTGATGAATGATGTTCATTATTATTTGCCGAATGTTCCAGTGTAGAATTGAGCTTCTTTTTACGTTTCAGGACTTCTTTTTGAACAGTCACCCGGACGTTATTTGTTACCATGCTAGGAGGGTGAGTATTCAGTATATACTCCTGAAGACTCCCGAGAAAGTTGGATTAACATGTAAACCAACGGAAGTAAAAATGTCTATTCTCATAGAAATATTGGAGTGAAATTTTCTGAAATTGTTGTGGATTTTGGCTGGATTCGTTTCTTCTCTGGTTAGTACAACTCTAGATCTTACAACGACAATTTTTATGTAGTCTAGGGGCATTCTAATGATTAAGGTTTTCCTCAGGCTAATTTCTTCGATTCTCGAATTACCCCGACTGAGAGAGCCTCTAAAAGAATCACCATGGCTTATAATGATCTATTGACTAAATAATTCTGTCAGCCTGAATTTTGGCTTATGTCATAGGGTCATTAGAATATCTTAGATCCTATATACAAGAATACAACTATAGTAAAGAAGAAGAGATATTACTTATAAGTTTAGATGTTTGCGTAAAACGCTTGAAGCATTTTCTAACTAGTTGCTCATTTGTGTTCTTTCGGTTTTGCTATCTTCATGCCTTGGATGTGGCCCATAGCTCTTGGAGCAGTCATAACTAGTTTGGTTCGTACTTTCCTGCTTTATTTTACTCAATCTGTGTTGATAGAGGATACTATGTTTGACTTGCCTATTATTTGAAATAACTATTGAACCTTCTTTTCTGATCTCAAGGATGAATTGATGAGTAGGGTAAGTCCTGTCGTAAGATAGACCATTTAGGATTAAAAGTTGATTATGATTGGATCTAAGAGCGGATTTAAATTAGATGCAGAAGCTTATGACTCTTTTTTGAGATATGATTTGAAAGAGCTTCCTTGGAACTAGAAATGATGCAAAGTGGTGTAAAGCAAAGATACAGGAAAATTGGATCAGAGTAGTGTAGATTATTTTTACGATAAGGTGTCTCAAAATGTTGATGCTATAGTCTGTCCTCAAATGATGCCTTTCTAGTAATACAACCAAAGATCTCTCGATTAAATGAATGTCTGTTTGTCAATCTATAAAGATTAACATAATTTATTTGTTCCACGTAAAGTAGAAGTTTCGAAAGTAGGGTATGAAGTGGTATCAAAAGGCGAGAGAGTACAAACTTATGAATTTGATTCAAAATCTTTCAATAATGTATATTATTCTTTCATCCATCGTCACAATACTAACTCTCTTTCTCCAAATTAGCAAGAATTGTCATACTTTTGACCGTTCTGTCATGGAATAATAAATAGTTTAGTTTAAAGAATTAATTGGCCTGTTGAGTATTTGGATCCAGTAGAATGGTTAAATAGTAAGAAAGATTGGGACAAGTCTAAGAAAAATAAGTATTTTTCTTAAATAGTAAAGTAACTGAAAAATCCTTGTGCTAAAAACTTTGATACGTTTTTCACTACCATGGTAAAAAGCGGAGAAACATACACTAAGATGGAGCATGAAGATGTTAATAAAAAGAGTGAGAGACCTTGAAACATTTTCGTTCCCAGTGTAGAGGGATGCGGTTTCCTTACTTATTTATAATCGTATATCTTCTGAGATTTTAAAACAATTATAGATACAGAGGGACACGTCTTACTTCCTGAGTTTATACACGGTCTGGATAGCGAAGGCTTAAAACAATGAGTTCAGTTCCTGCTAGAAGACTTCGATGATTAATTGGAGAACATGTGCTCAGTGTCCATGGATGGATCAGCTTTTGATAGTAATCAACACTATCAATTGTAAGAATGCGTAGATGCATAATTTTGGGACGCGTATGCACCAAGAATAAAGCAGATTTTAGTATGCATAAAAGAAAAATTTTCTTAAGATTTGGATTATAATGTGGACCAATTTGCGTAAGTAATTCTAAATTTTTGTAAAAATTTTGTTTTTGATGTGTATGTTCCTACTCCAGGAGTCCCTTGTGTATAAAAGATCAAGCATAAGCTCCCTCACAATGAGTTTGCACATTTCAAAATGAAAGGAACCACTTTTTCAGGGCATCCGACTTTGACTACTTTGGGCAATACTTTATGATCCATTTGCTACATGAAGTTTTTAAAATTTTTAGATCCTAATCTTCAATTTGCATGTATGGCAGCTGGGGATGACATGATTTTATTTTGTCCTTGAGGGGACGCAATGAACGTTTAGCGACTTTTCTCTTAACACATATCCACTCCAAATAAGTTCCATGTGGGGCCACACGGTTTAGGTCAAGTTATAAAAGAATTTACAGTGTGAGATTGGTGGGATTTCGATTTTTGTTCAAAAGTCTCAGTTCACGTTGGAGATTAATGAGGTTTTGATGGTTGGTATCTGTTTAGGGATCCAAACAAGTTTGTGTAGTAGAAGTAATTTTACTGTGGTAGTAATCATCTAATTAAGAAGTATCCAGGCTTGTACGTGGAAGCTTTATGATTAAGTTTGGAAGCAGAATTACCTCTGCCTACTTTGTAGCTGATAATTTCTTAAAGGATGGACTGATATTCTTCTAGTATTCCAAAGTTATATGATAAATAAATGTTTCTTGATAGGTACTTAAGTGATCATAAAAACAGACTTTGGATTCCAAAAATTTAGAATCACCATATATCGCTTGTGGATATGGTCATCTCTTAAAAATGTGGAATAAACATGGAAAAGATGCATATCCTCTTTCGGAATAATGTTTTCTATGCAGGGAAAAACTTTTAAAACTTCTAAAACTTCTTTCACGAAGGGGGCGTATCCCCCATTCTGAATAATAATTTTATGTAATTCAGAAATGAATAAAAAGTGCAAAAAGCTGCACACGCAGCAAAAGCAAAGTAGTTCTTAAATAAGGCGAAAGAAGAGTTGAAGCAAGAAGAGAAGATAATAAAAGTCGAAGATTTGGAATGATAGTTGTTTTCTTAGGGCTGATGAAATAGAAGAAGAAATAAAAGAAGAAAGAATTAATAAATCTAGCCCCAGGGAGTCTAATTAGTTGAACCTAAAATAATTATCTAGAAGTCCCAAGCCAAGGTGAACTAGGGCAGAAAGGATGCAAAGTTTGAATAGCTAGACCCTCAGTCTCAATTCATATGGGCGAGACTTAACCCTGGTCGATAATGAGCAAATTTTGTACATGACGGGATTGTATAAAGGACAGGCTGTGGTATAGTTTCTTGTCAGACCTAAAGCTCTGTAGGCAGTGGAGATTATACAACAATATTTTGGTGCCCACTTGGAGCTCACGCAGAGCCTGGGACAGGAACTCGTTATTCTGGATTGTCAATTGATAATTTTACTTAGGCATCCATAGCCTCTTATCCTCTCACTATTGCAAAAATTACAACAAGTTCAACTTCAATGGTTAACGCATATGGAGGTGACATGATA